ATTGCAGGACACCTTGCTTTTGGCACTAGTGCGGCCCGCACTAGTGGGAGGCAACCGGAGACAGGCAACCGGAGACAGGCAACCGGAGACAGGCAACAGGCAACCGGATCCATGGTTCATGGTGCAGGAAACCGGAAGCAGGGCAAGCGGCATCGCGGCAAGGCCGACCCACCCGCTGGCCAGCAAAGCCGGAGACCTGCACCCTGATTCCGGAAGCCGGATCCATGGTTCACTATCCAAGATGACATCAAATCGGAAAGGAAAAGCGGCGAAAAAGCCGTAAGCCGTTGATTTTCAACGGCTAGCCGACTCCGTTTTACACACATTGTCACAAGTTGAGAGCCGACACGCCACCCGTCACTAGTCAGTTTTTCGTGAGAGACACACATGTATATATGCGTCCGTGAGAAAAAATTTGACAACGGTCCGGCTTTGGCTAGTCTTGGGCATGCCCGACCCACGAAAGCAAGAGTACTACTTGAAAAACAAGGAAGCCCGAATCGCGTATCAGCGATCCTATTACGAGAAGAACAAACACATCATCGTTCGGAAGCGAGAGGTGCGCGACTTCCTTGATCCAGAGGAGCGGGAAGCGATGAAGCAGTACAACAAGAGCTACTACGCGAAGAACAAAGACCGGATCAAGGAACAACGGAAAAGGAAACGGGAATCAGGAATAACGAAATGAGTTTCGAGCAGATAGTTGTTGGGATCGCGATGGTCCTATACGCGACGGTGGGCGTAAGTTATACGATTAAGGGCGACTTGCCATGGGCTTTGGTGTGGTTTTCATACGCGATGGCCAATGTCGGACTCATATGGGCGGCGAAAAGCTGACCGTCAAGATCGTTCGAGTGACCGGAATCATGGCTCAGGATAGGGGTTCTGATAAGTGATTTGTTGCTTTTTCACTTATCAGCTTATCCAACATCCCGACTTGTTGCATAAGACCCCCCATTTTTGGCCATTTTTAGGCCAATCTGTTTAATCGCCTTTTATACGACTTGTTACTTTTCTAGTTTATTTGACCCTTTTTAGGGCTTATTAACGCATATTATTTGCGTTTACGCACGATAAACGGAGCGGAATTTACAGTGCGGGAATCGCCGCTAAGCCTTACAGGATGCAGGTTGCAGCGTCTTACCCCCTTAAAATGTGTATACTTTTGTAATGGTGCTACGACCCACTTCAAAAACTTTCTATAGAATAGAATAAACTGATTGGGTTATAGCCCAATCAGTTTATAGTAGTTATAGAAAAGTTTTTATATATAGGGGGGAAAATAACTTGACTCTTAGGGGGCCGTTATCTTTTTCACTACAGAAAATTATTTTCTCACAGCAAGAAAAAGATCTTGACTTTTAAGGGGCCGATATCATTTTACCGCCATGCCCATTATCCCCAACGTCACAAAGTACACCGTAGATTCTGACAATCGCCTCTACCGCGATGGCAAGCGACTCCGCGTTAGCCGATCTGACAATGGAGTTTTCGGGAGGGTTTGGTGCGACGATGGTGTCCGCCGTCGTCTCAATCTTTCTAAAGCTATCGAGCCCGAAATGCAGCTCACCCACGAATATGTCTTCGAGCGGGAGAATGCTCGTTTGCATGATGACTTCCCAGACTACGCTGTCACCAACTACGGCGATGTCTACTGCCTACGGAAATCGAAGTGTGGGGTGCACGCCAACAGCTACTACATCGTTCCGGACTTCCTGCATGGCCCGACCAACAAGCGGTACATCTCGATCCGCCGCGCTGACGGGAGACGCTACCAGATTCGTCTCGCTCGATTCGTTCGACATGTGTGGGGAGCCGACGCGAATTTCAACGAAGAAGAATAAGGTCTTGACATCTTTTCTGTAAAACTTACTATCCACGCGAATGTCATCTACGCATCTCGATATCGACGGTCTTGCTTTAGAAGCCTTGGACGAAAAGGGCAAGCCAGTCGAAACCAGACTTAAAGACGTACAATCGGCGTTGTCAATTTTCAACGCTCTTCGTCGTGGGGATGAGAAGTCATCAGTCACTCGCGCCCGTATCGATTCGATGTTTGACGGCGCGGCTCCGTACGATTCTGCAAAACTTGCTTCTAGTGGGCAGCAGCTCAAGACGAACCTAAACTTCGGAGACGCCCAGCGCTTGTTGGACATCTCGCTTTCGGCTTACGTCGATCTCTACAGCTCTCTCGAAAAGCTCGTCGAAGTGAAGGGAACGCTCGGAGAAAAAAGCCAGATGGGCTACAAAGAAGACGTAATCGCCGAAGAGGTGACACATATGCTTCGCAACTGGCCAGAGTTTCACAGTTCCTATCTCCGCCTCTGTACCACATTCATCAAGCACGGAGTCGGCGTTGCCTACTTTGACAATCCAGACGAGTGGCGTTTCCGTGTCGGTAGTTTTGCTGATATCCTCATCCCTCGCCAAACCCCGTCTAGCGAGAACTCCGTTGATGTCGCGGTGATCCGCCGCGAATATCTTTTGCATGAACTCTATTCGTTCGTCCGTAACGAAGAGGTCGCCACTAAGGTCGGGTGGAATCCGGACGAAGTAAAGCGCATCATCACCAAAAATGTTAAGACAACTGGCCGACGCTATTCCGAAGGTGGCTCCCTCTACACAGATTGGGAAGCAATCCAGCAGGAGCTAAAAAATAATGACTTATATACTGGACTTCAGAACCCCACTGTGTCTGTTTTACACTTCCTTATCCGTGAGATGGATGGCAGTGTCAGTCATTTTATTTGCGCTGAAGACTCTCCGAAAGACTTTTGCTACAAGAAACTTTCTCGTTATTCGTCGCCAGAACAGGCGTATGTCATGTTTACATACGGCGTTGGTTCCAACGGAACCTACCACTCCATACGTGGTTTGGGCCAGCGCATCTTCAACCACATCCAGACTAGCAACCGTCTCCGTTGCCAGATGATTGATGGCGCGATGCTGTCCTCCGCTGTCATGCTACAGCCGGAATCACAACGCGCTCTGGATGAGTTGCAGTTCACCTATTACGGTGCGTATGCCATTGTGTCGCCCAACGTGAAGATCGTCGAGAAGGCGATCCCAAACTTGTCACAAGCTGTGATGCCAGCGTTGCAGGATCTCACAACACAGCTTCAGCTCAACACCGACACCGTCTCGACCTACGGACCGAACCAGTCGTCTCCCTACAAGAACCAGATGCAAGTGGTCGCCGACATGGACGTCGCTACCAGACTGTCTGGCGCTTCGCTTAACTTGTTCTACGCAGCGTGGACTCGCCTGATGCGTGAGGTCGTTCGTCGTATCGTCGAAAACAAAAGACCAGATTCAGCTATTAAGGAATTCTACAAACGTTGTGCCGATCGCGGTGTCGAGGCAGAGTTCATCAAGAAGCTCGACCTCAGCAAAACGAAGGCCGTCCGCTCTATCGGAAATGGTTCCTACGCAAACCGTCTTGTCGCTCTCCGCGAGATGCAAGCAATGGCTGGCACGTTCGATGAGGTCGGTCGCCGTAACCTCACTCGCGACATCGTCAGCACACGCGTCGGCCATGATCTTGCCGACCGCTACGTTCCCGCCAATGTTGAGGAACGCCCAACCGTTGACCTCAAGATCGCGTTCTTCGAGAACCAGCAACTTCAGGCCGGACAGCCCGTTCCTGTTGTGCCGAACGAGATGCACGGAATGCACTTGCAGACACACTTGCCAGTGCTCAACCAGATCATCGAACAGATCAACGTCGGACAGGCGGATCCGCAACAAGTGTTGCCGATGCTCCAAGCGTTCTACCAGCATATCGGAGAAACGCTCCAGTTTGCCTCTGGCGACCCTTCGTTGCAATCGATGGTCAGTCAGGCCAAACAGATCATGCAATTCGCTGAGGAGGCTATTAACAACACTAGCAAGGCACTCCAGAAGATCCAGCGTGATCAGATGGACGCGCAAGAGCAAATGGCTGCCGAAGGCGGGCAGCCGCAACAGGTCGGACCGAATCCAATTGACCTCAAGATGCAAGAGCATCAAATGAAAATGGACATGGCTCGCCAGAAAGCAGAGCTTGACTTTCAAATCCGCCAGCGTAAAGCTGACCAAGACGTCGCCATTCGCGACTCTAAAGCGGCACTTGAATTCAGAAAAATGAATCCTCCCCAAGAGGAACAGTAAAATATGGCATCAAAGAAAATACCTCTGCCGATCCCACTAGATCGGTGGTTCAACGACATTAAATCCGTGGAAGAGTTGCGCGAGACGCTCGACTCAGAAGCGTTCCAAACAGCGGTCGCGATCTTGAAAGAGATCTCTGGCCCAACACACGCTACGCTTGCCGACGCAGATAACAACAATCTTCGTCTAGCATGGTACGCTGGATATCGAGACGCCTTCAGCGATCTCCACAAACTTACTAAGTTCCCCACCACTACCAGAACACAAACCACCAATACTGAATGGACTCATATAACGCCGAACCCGTAACGGAATCCCCAGCCGTCGAACAGCTTCCGGATACCGCGCAACAGTCATCCTTCGGAGACGCACTCGATGCCGCCTTCGCCAAGCTCGATTTCGCTGCATCCGGAGACCCGAATCCTGAACCCCAATCCCTTGAGTCAAAAGCCAAGGAGTCAGAGAGTCCTGAACCGTCAAACACGAATCAGGAGCCGTCTGGCGAAGAGGATCCACTTGAGCAACTTACTGAGGAAGTAGACTGGACTCCAAAAGCGGCCAACCGTTTCAAGCAACTTAAAGAGGAACTGAAAGGCAGCCGCTCCGAACTCGACCAACTCCGCCAACTTTCCAAGGAGCAGGAGTCGAAGTTACAAGAGTTGTCTGCAATCGCAGAGAACAAGGATATCGAGCAGCTCCAGTCCCGCATCGCGGAGTACGAGCAGGAGAAGATGTTCACGAATCTTGAGCAGACTGCGGCCTATGAAGAAACAATCACAAAGCCACTAGCTCATTTGCTTGGGCTTGCAGATCAGATCGCGGATAAATATGACATCTCAGCAGAAACGCTTATTGATATTCTCGCTATTGACGATCCAGAAGTTCAAGATGAACGTCTCTCAGAACTAATCCCACACGCTTCCGACCGAGACAAGGCCCGCATCTATCGGATCGCAGAAGAGATTGATCCGATCTTGGAGCGGAGGAAACTACTATATGAAAATGTAGAAGAGGCCGCGAGAGAGGCTTCGCTTCTTTCAGAGGCGCGTCAGAAACAAGAACTTGTAGAACGTGCCCGACTACGCGAAAACGTAACACGTAACGTTATGGATCGGATCACCGAAAAGCTGCCTTTCGTGAAGGCTCTCGACGGTCTCGACATCAACGCGATCCAGAATAAAGCCGCTTCGGTCGATCCTTCGGTGATCCATCCCGTTGACTTTGCCTACAACGCGGTATCGGCACAGCTGTTGCCGCCTATGGTACGCGAATTGATGGCGATGCGGAAAGAGAACGAAGCCCTCACCGACAAACTGGCTGAGTACGAGAACGCCGAACCGAAGATGTCCGGTTCTTCCGGAAGTGGCAAACGTCCTTCCGGCGGTGTCGAAGGCAACTTCATCGACGCAATCAACCGTGCTTTCGGAGGATCCTAACCGTTAAGCGATTTTACATCAATGTTAAAAGGGGGTTGACAACAACCCCCTTTTTTCGTAGTTTTACAGCAACGACGAATCCGACGGTTGCTCTGGCCATTAAGCAGTTCTATAAGGATCGTAGTAAAATGGACTTTGTTCCTAACAAAACACCCGCTAAATGGAAGATTGATCGGCCCGCTCTGTGCCACGAAACAGTTCTAATGTGATCAATTGGAAGTAAGGCACTCTGTCTATTAACCCCCTTTTCTACAACCCCCACTTTTAATATTATGTCCACATTCGATCTTGGCTCCGGCCTTACCGCAATCAACACCATCCTCGCTGAAGAAGCAAACCGTATCGGTCAGGATGTCTACAAGCGTACCCTCCACACTTCGCCGTGGATGGATCTCGTTAAGCAGTCCGCCTTCCCCGAAGGCATGGGCTATCAACTGACCACCCTTGTGTATGACCGCACGATCCCCGCTACCGCTACTTCCGGTTCCGGCGTTCAAGGCGTCACATGGAGTAATCTTGGAACCATCAACGCTAGTGCAAACGCCTTCGGCGCTTCGGACCTCAACCAGCCCCTCAAGGACGCTGCTGACGATGTCCAAGGCGGTCGTGGTTCGTCTGCAACTGATCGTCGTTCGTACGTTCAGTTCAGCAAGCAACTCAAGAACTACAGCATCTCACGTGCTGTCATCGAGTCGCCACGCATCTCGCTGGAAGACCTCCGCTTTGCAGCACATCGTCAAGAGCAGCTTCGCGCTATCCTTGACGTGCTTACTGAGTCGAGCCGCTACACATGGGAAAACCGTTATCGCGACGAGTACGAAAAGACCGCCGCTAACTTTGTTCCCTGCCTTGCGACTGGCACTCCGATCCTTACGACTGTTGCTAAAAACTCTGACGCCGATAACACCGCAAACGATTCGTTTGAAGGTCTCCAAATCGCAGAGCTTGACATCAACAGCTCCGGTGCTTCTAACGCAGACGTTACTCCCGCCGCTAACATCAGCAACAAGATCCTCGACACGCTGTACTTCCAGCTCGTCCGTCGCGGCGCTTCCGCTGAGTCGTACGGCAAGGAAAACGGTCGTCCGGTGTTCGCAGTTGTCCTCAGCTCTGAGGCTTCCTACGCGCTCCAAACCGAAGCTGGCTTCCGCGACGATGTTCGCTACAACAACTCGAAGGTGTCTGACCTCATCGCTCCGTTGGGCGTCGAGAAATCGTTCCGTGGTTTCTACCATCTGGTTGACGATCTCGCTCCTCGCTTCACGATCAGCGGCGGCACAGTAACTCGCGTTCAGCCTTACACCGTCAGCAGTGGCATCACCAGCTACAACGCTGCCTATGACACCGCTAACTACGAAGCTGCTTACATCATCCACCCGCATGTGATGGAGTCGCAGATCCCGAACCCGATGTCGGGCTCGAACGGTCTGACCTTCAATCCCGTCAACTATCGCGGTGACTTCAAGTGGACCAACATCCTCAACGAAATCACCAACCCTGACGGCACGACTGGTTTCTTCCGTGGCATCCTTGCCAGCGCGACGAAGCCGATCAAGACTGAGTTGGGCTATGTAATTCTGTTCAAGCGCGACAGCACCACCCCCGCTGCCTAATCAAACCGCTAAGGGGTTCCCATAACGGGAACCCCTTAGCACATCCCCCAATACGACTATGCCTACGCTCGACGACCTCCCAACTCTCGCAACGAATTCGACGCCGACTGGCGACGACCTTCTTCCTGTTTACGACCTCACGGCGACTGGCTCGTCGAAAGTTCGTAAGCTCCCGCTGAACCAGATCAATGGTCTTAGTGCTACTGATGTTGTAACTGACACTGATGCTGGTAACATCACCATCGCTTCCCGTGTACTGGTTATCTCAGGCGGTACTACAAGCACCATCACCCTGCCCGCCGCTTCCGGTGTGCTTCGTGAGCTGTTTGTAATCAACGACGGTTCAGGAACGGCTACCCTGCCAACCCTTGCTGCCGGAACCGAAGCGGTTACTACAGGCACTTCAGCCCACCTTCTCAGCAATGGGACTGGTTGGTATCGTGTATCCTAAACCCTAATCAGGAACACTACACTCCGATAGTGTAGTGTTCCTGCTCCCTGTATCCTGTATAGTGTAACCCTAACACTCCTTTCTTATGTCTGATGAATTTCTTGATGCAATTATGAATCGAACTGGCAGTGCTGGTTTTGATGTTCAGTATTCAAATAAATACGCTCGACCAACACTGGAAAAATTGGCGGCTGATGTTAGATCCAAAATGGATACAGCTTCAAAGACCAACCGTCCGGCGAAAAGGGAGCGCACGACTAGAAGTGAATCAGTAAAACTGACTCCGGAAGAACAGGCATATAAAGATTACGACGACGCTAGACAAAAACTTACGGCCTTTTTGGGATCAACACTCAATACTCCCAAAGGAATTTCTGATAAAAACGTCGCGCTTACTGAGATTGTAAACGCCGTATCAAAAGGAAGACGCGAGCAACAATACGCAGCTCCAGCCACATCAACGCCAGAATCTCCTGTTCCGGCAACTGCTCCAGTTCCCGCTGCTACAACGGGACAGGCAGTTCCAGCTACTGCTACTGCTACCACCCCCGCGAATCAATCGACAGAAGCCCCCTCGCCGTCCTATGGGCGCAGCGATGAGGCAATCGCTGAAATGGAGGCAGCTCGAAATCAACCCACTTCTGCCCCCTCGCCGTCCTATGGGCGTTCCGATGAGGCAATCGCTGAAATGGAGGCAGCTCGAAATCAGGCTCCTAAAGCCGCACCAGTTATCGATGAAGCTCGAATGGCAGCTCTTTTCCGTAAAACGACTGGCACTGCGTTCGATCCTAAGTCACGCGTAGATAAAGCACGTATGGCGGATCTTACTTCGTTCATCGAACAAGATCCCGAACGCCTCAACAAATCCGACACGAAGATCGCACTAGACTTCTACCGCACACTCAAATGAAATCCCACATCCCTATTCCAGAAGGCTTGAAACTTCCTGCTAATGCGGAGTCAAAGCCGTTTACCGCTGAAGTTGAGTTCCTTGTGATGGACGGCATGTTGATGCCCGTATCCGTTGCCGGAAAGCCGCTTCCTCAAGAAGAGCCAGAAATGGAAGAGGAAGGCGAGTACGAAGAAGGCGCTGAAGGCGAAGCCGAAATGGAAGGCGAAGGCGAGATGGAAGGCGAGTCCTGTCCAGAGTGCGGCGGCGACAAAGAAAAATGTCGTTGCGGCAAGATGGGCAAAGGCGGTGGCGGCGGTGGCGAAGACAGCGGCGGCGGATTCATGGTCGCTATCGAACGCGCACTGGCACAGCCGAAGCGTTAAGCCTTGACATCGCATAGACAAATAACTATATTTGTCCACGATGTCGGCAGCAAACTACGATCTCTCCATCTCTTGCGGCGAGGACTTCAACTTCACGTTGCGAGTCCTTGACGCTTTTGAGACTCCGATAAATTTCGTTGGATCTAACTACGTCGCGGAGATCCGCGAGGAACACAAGAAGCCACTTATCGCAGCCTTTGCAGTAACTGTCGTAGGCGCAAACACTGACGGGACACTTAAACTTTCCCTGACTGCCGCTCAAACAAAAGAGATCAGCCCCACCAGACAGTACAAGTGGGACTTATTTTGGACTCAATCTGGCGTAACGACCAAACTTCTTTACGGCAAAGTAAACTCTGTAGCTAACATTAGTAACGTATAATGGCAAATAAACTGGTCATAAACGAAACGCCAAAGTATAGCCTTAGTATTACTGAGGATAATGACTCTAATGTTTCGCTGTCCGTTACGGACGGAATAGAACTACAAATTGCATTAAACGGTGCTACTGGACCGACTGGACCCGCTAATGTTTTAGGGATTGGCACAGTAACAACTGTCGAAAGTAATGTACCCGCATCGGCTAGTATCACTGGTTCAAGCCCGTCGCAGATACTTAATCTGACTTTGCCTAAAGGAAATACAGGTGCAACTGGCGCAACTGGCGCAACTGGCGCAACTGGCGCAACTGGTGCGACAGGCGCAGCTGGACCAAATACAGTTACGACTAGTACTACTACAAACCTAACAGGCTACATTTTTGGCAATGGCACTAATATTGCTGGCGCGACAGCAGCGGCAAGTGTTGGAAATGCTAACACATTAGTTTTGCGATCAGCTACTGGTTCTGCTGAGTTTAATGCTGAGGATGCGGACGAGGCAGCTGTAACTGGTTATTCTGCTGGTAGTGGTGGAGCAGGATTATATGGTCTTGATCTTGTTGGCGAAGGATACGGAGCCTATGGAGATGGCGGGCTTGCTGGAGTATACGGTAATACAGCAGATGGTATAGGAGTGGATGGATATTCAGTTAATGGGACTGGCTCAAAAGGCTATTCCCTAAATGCAACTGGTGGGGAATCAGTATCCGCTGGCACTACTGCAACCTATCACCATAAATTTGGCGACACTGGCAACAACCGATCCGCAGTCGAGCGTATTCGCGGCTGGTTCGTCTGGTTCTTCAGCACATTCACTGGTCGCCTAAAGACCGCTGACATTACAGCAAATCGTGACTGGACGCTACCTAACGTATCCGGAACGATTGCTATCACTAGCAACTCTGATGGGTCAATCATAGATGCCACCACAACTGCTAAAGGCATTGTTGAACTCGCAACAGTTGATGAATCCCAAGCAGGAACAGATTCAGTCCGTGCCGTTACGCCTAATGGATTGCCGATGCGTAAAGTTGGAACTGCATGGATCGGTGGCGATCTTACTGGTAATACCAGAGGTGATAATGCTTTAGATGTTCAATCTCTACGTGATTCCTCAACACAAGTTGCCAATCAATCGGAAGGTATCAATTACGGCATCAAACTTGTAAATAATGGAACAGCATCCACAGCAGTAGGAAATAACATAACAATTTATCAAACTAGCGCATATAGCGGACAGAATCCAAGTGTTGCCTGTAGTGTTTTTGGACTTAATAGTTCTGCTGCTGGTGGCTTCTCAACTGCTATTGGATCTAATTCAGCAGCCGATGGCAATGGTTGCACAGCTATTGGTTCACAAGCCACAGCAATTGGAGATATAGCAGGTGACGGATCATCAACTGCTATTGGTGTGACTGTTACGGCAACTGGTAATTATAATATTGCTGTTGGAGCGTTTTCTAATGCAGCAGGCCCATCAGGATGCACAGCAATTGGGACTTCTAATGGTGCTGAAGGTGATCTTTCAACTGCCATTGGATACGTGAATAATGCTACTGGTAGCGAATCTGTAGCTATTGGAAACTCAACGATTTCTTCTAATTATCAGACTATTTCAATCGGAGTATATTCTAGCGCAACTGGTCTTAATGATATTGCTTTTGGTTATTCTTCAATTGCTTCTGGCGGGTCATCATTAGCTATCGGAAATGGTTGTGAATCACATAGCGATTCATCAATCGCAATTGGCGGAGGTTCCTATGTTTATAATGGTAACACATTAAGATTAAATTCAAGCGGAACAGCTAGTTCATACATTCGATTGCACGGAAATACTGGCATGTGCGCCATGACTGTTCAGAACAGGTCGACAGAATATGATGATGCTAAGAGATCCCAAAGCGTAACTATTACCCGATCTGGAACAACGGCAACAGTTACACTAAATGCACACGGATATTCAGTTGGTGCTCAAGTAACTATTTCTGGCGCATCTCAGGCAGCATACAATGGAACGAAAACAATCTTATCTGTTGCTACCAATAGCTTTACATATGAAGTGACTGGATCTCCAGCCACTCCAGCAACTGGAACTATTACTGCCGTTGCTGGTGATGGTGTGGAACGCGACAACACACTAGCCAGAGGTGAATTTGCAATCCGCCGGAATGGTTTGCAATTCATTCTTGATTACAATGATGCTGGAACTGTAAAGAACATCATTCTTGGAACCGCAACGTAATAACAAACAATGAGTTTACTACACCAACAACAATCAATTCAACCAGACCAACTTCAACGCACGATTGAATCGGTTAAGCGTGTGCCAAAAACAATTGCAGATCAAATGTTTAGGCAATGGCTTAATGCGTTCGATGCTTTATGGTCTAACAACCAATTCACTCTTACTGAACGAATCGAGGCATTGGGAACTGATGCGGTCGAATTGATTGAACTGAATAATCAATTGGTTCAGTTTATGCTGCAACAATTTACTGGCAAGCGAGATGATCTTGTGGAAATCATCCAACAAAAGATTGAACAAATCCCACAATTTACACCAAACCCTGACGGATCAATAACCCTTGATTAAATCCAAACCTTTAGATAGACTACTCCTATGACTGACACAATCCTCAAACAAAATGCCGGACGCGGCGGTGCTGTAATCGTGACCGCTACAACCGTCCCTGCTGGTAATTACTGCGCTATGCAGTGGGTTACTTCCGGCACAATTACAACGGCCCTAAACGCACCGCTCCTTACCGGAACCCAAACGTCGATCACCTATCCAGCATTACTCCGCATCGACACTCCGATTATCGGAGGAACTGGCGTGATTACTGGAACAGCTATCTTCTACAAAGCTATTTAAGCTCAAACTGAAATGCTCGCCGCCAACTACGATATCACAATTGATCGCGCTGCCGAATACAACTTCGTGCTGACGATCCAGAATCAGGCTGGTGCTGCCGTCAATATCGGCAGTGCTACATTCTATGCTGATATCCGTGAGACGGCTACTAAGAAAGAGGTAGTCTCGTTTACGGCGACCATTCTCAATAGCGGCGTAAACGGACAGGTTTCCTTAGCCCTTACAGAGGCAAATACCCTACTGCTTAAACCAGCTGGAGATTACGAGTATGACATCTTCATGCAACGCGGAACAGTCATGGAGCGTCTTCTTTATGGTTCCGTAACTGTACGAGCTAACATCACTAAAGGAGTTCCAGTAGACCCAATCAGTTAATACCATGCCATCAGACACCTACATCTTGACCATCTCAGACGCTGGCGTTTCAGTTCCATCTGTCGGATCAGTAACGAATACTTCCGTCGCAGCCGATGCCGCAATCGCTTTTAGCAAACTTGCTTCTCTGACCAGCGGAAACGTTCTTGTAGGCAACAGCAGCAACGTTCCGACATCCGTTGCCGTTACTGGAGATGTTACTATTTCCAATACTGGCGTGACATCGATCGCCTCTGGAGCAGTCGTCAACGCTGACATCAATGCTTCCGCTGCTATCGCACACTCGAAACTCGCCTCTATGTCGAGTGGCAATATTCTCGTAGGTAGCAGCGGCAGCGTTCCGACATCCGTCGCAGTCACTGGCGACGTTACAGTTAATTCAAGTGGAACTACAACCATTGAGAGTGGCGCTGTGACTTTTGCAAAAATGCAAACGATTAGCGACTACCAGATTATCGGCAGGAATTCAGGATTGGGGGCTGGAAGTCCTCAATCTATCACATGTTCTTCGTTTGCTTTCTCTCTTCTTGAAGACGGGGATGCTTCCTCTGCCCGCTCTACTCTTGGACTGGGGTCAATGGCCACACAAAGTTCCGGATCTATATCAATTACTGGTGGTACGATTAGCAATGTAGCGTTTGGTTCCGGCATATCTCTCTCAACTCCTCTTGTAGCTACAAGTGGCGGAACTGGTTTTGGGGCTTATACAATTGGTGATATTCTTTATGCGAATACAGCGTCTACACTGCAAAAATTGCCAGATGTAGCTACGGGTAATGCTCTTATTTCTGGTGGTGTTGGCGCTGCTCCATCATACGGAAAAATTGGCCTAACTACACACGTTAGTGGATCCCTCCCAGTCGCAAACGGCGGTACTGGTGTTACTACTTCGACTGGTTCTGGCGCAAACGTACTTGCGACTTCACCAGTACTCGTTACTCCACAATTGGGCACACCGACTTCTGGCACACTTACGAGTTGTACTGGTTTGCCGCTGACAACTGGAGTAACTGGCATCCTTCCAGTAGCTAATGGCGGTACTGGTGTAACCGCATTAGCGTCTGGCTTTATTAAGTCTGATGGTACTATTCTTACTTCTAGTGAAGCACCAATTTCTATTGCGGACGGTGGTACAGGAGTCACTCAATCGACATACGGTGAGTATTATATTTCGAGCATTACCGCAACATCAATAGGCACAACTGGAACTTTTGTAAAAGTTAACGGAACAACAACGGCGGGTTTTTTATCTAACTTCACACACCCTGCTAGTAACAGATTAACGTATACAGGAACTGCAACACGTAAGTTTTTGATAGCGGCGGCGTTAAGTTTCCACGGGACTGCTACAAATGACTATAAGTTTGCATTTCATAAGAATACATCATCCCTATTAAGTCCGTCAATTATTTCAACAACTGGTGCAGGCGCTGGTGATCTGGCTCACGTATCGATCCAAACTATTGTTGAGTTAGCGACTAATGACTTTATTGAAGTGTTTGTTACGAATGCAGATGCCCCAAATAGTGCAACCATAGACTTCATGAACGTGACGGCAGTAGCACTCATCTAAAATTATGCCAGTCTCTCAATTACCGCAAGCCCCATATAGGCAAGACCGCAAGATCTTCCCAACCCCGATTATTGGGGATGTCTTGTTCAGTGAAGTACGTGACTGTAATCGCGGAAACCCCTTCCCCGAATACGGAACCCCGTATCCGAATGCCAACAAATGGCCTAACCATAAACTGGTTTATATTAAGCCAGTTGATATCGAACGCAACGAGATCTTCGAGTTCTTCTACGCAGCTGATAGGGAGAATCAGGATCTCTACAACTTTTCGTTCGGGCTTCAGGGCATTGGACCATCGCGCCAGTTCCGTGTTGTGCAGCGTTCTTATGTGACGCTACGTGAAAATTTTCAGCCGCTCGACATTCCGTTTGGAACGGCTATGCCGAACATTCCAGAGGATAAGTTTGATGGAGTAGAATATGTTTTCTTTGATCGCCAACAACAGCGGATTAATGAACAGGAACTGGATTCTCTGTACGTCGCAGAAGTTCACACGTATATTGAAACAGCTTTTCTCGATTATAAGCTGTCATATGGGGCGGAAAAGAGTGATCTAGTCCCAGAAAAATTTCGATCTTCAATCCCTCAAACGACAACAGAACAGATTGTAGAAGGTCTTGCGGAACAGCCAACTCTTACTGGATCTGAACTTTCAGTTACTCAGAATCAGATCAATCCAGATATCAAACTTGTCCGAACTGTTTCGAGAGATAAACCGACGGAAAATGTAACGCTTTCTGGCTCCCAGTCCTATGTCGGTGGGACAGTGTCTATATCTGAAGAGACCTTTTCTTCGGGCCTCCTAGAAGCAGATTCTGGATACTTGATTCAGGAGTCTAGAGTAACTCCGTTAGGAGACGGTTCCTACGTTAAAGAAACAGTAAAAGTAGATGAATGGCCAACCCTATATTCTGGAGAATGGGATGATTTACTCGACGGCGTATCGGTAAAAAAACAAGAAGTTGTTACTTCAAATAGTGCGAATAATGAATTACAAACTCCAAATACTCCGTCTTCTGTTGATTACGAAGCGGTGAATAAAGACCGCACAGTAAAAATTACTTCATTTGCTCCCGAAGAAATTAATTCTTATATCCGGTCACATGAAACTAGAGTAAATTTAAATTTACCGCCGATGCTTAAAAAAATAGGGGTTATCTGGGATGAAGATAGATCCGACGGATTCTATAGTGAAGCGGAACGGGGGGGGAGTGAGGGGATTACAGATGGTAGTACTTCAAGTTCTTCGAGTGGGAATGCATCTGGAAGTGCTAGCGCAACTCCAGAATTAGATATAGAACTTGAAGAAATTTGGTCTACAGATTTGATAGCTACAAATTATTACTTTTTTACTTATAAAAATGCAAAAGTTATTGGTAAGTTGCGCTCACTTACGGGAAAGAATATTGAATCTTGGCCTATTTTTAAACCAAAAATTTATAGACTTGTAGCGACTGGAAAATCAGTATCTTCGTCGGTAAGATTTTCAACCTCTAAATCTGAGTCAAAGTCTGAGGATAGAGAGGCGACATCTGAAGGCGGAGGTTTTGGAGCAACTGGTTCTGTGGATACAGATATTAAGATCTCTAGAATAGGTCCGTGTTTGTGTGCTGGAGTTACAATAAGTGGGGTAATTGCTAAAAATGTAACAGCTAGGGTGACTGGAACATATTCGGCAAATCAATCTACTTGGGCAAGCGTCAGCCCTACTTCTTTTGCTGCTACTTCTCCACCTTCTGTCCCAAATTCGGGATTGTATTTAATTGACTCCAAAGTAGATCCTTATAAATGGGGCTATAATAGATGCGTTGCGACTGTCTTCGACGCGTCTCAATTGAAATAATACTATAAATTATTATGGGCGATGCGTATAACAAAAAAATAAGTATAAGCGACCGCAGAGAAGCAAAAAAAATTGCACAATCTCTCGGCATCAATACTGATGATTTGAGCACCAATCTAATGTTGGGTCGAACCGCACGGGCTGCCGGAATTGGTACTTCAGGAAAAGATCAAAGAGATCTATTTTTAGATCTTAAAAACGACTATGAAAGAGCACAACTGAAAAAAAACTCTGAAAACTTTGCTAAAATTAATAGAAGGAATGATAGTTTACAACAAACTAATCAGAGAACAAATTGTGCATCTGAATTAGAAATAGACGTTAAACGATCGAAAGCCGAAATAAGTTATCAATTCTTTGTTTGGAAAGACGGAGCAGCTGGCCGCATGACTGTGCCAGTTGACTTTGGATTCAAAACACTTTAGTGGGGGCTTTTCACCCCATAATATAATTATATGGGAGCCGCCTCCCCCTTCTATCTAGTTGTTTACCGTATGTAGCCTCGATCATTTCCCGCCCCTCTTTGACGATAGCCTTAGCCTTCTGGGCTTTTTCGTAGGCATCAAAAATTGACTGTGCGGTTAAACCTCCAGTAGGTGTGTTAAAGCCACCACCGCCACCGCCAGCCATTGGGAAGCCACCACCGCCAGCCATTGGGAAGCCACCACCGCCACCGCCACCGCCAGCCATTGGGAAGCCACCACCGCCAGCCATTGGATTGCTGAAATAAAAATTTGGACTTGTTGTCGTCGTCTCACCTCCGAATGGTCCTAAGTTTTTCATTGTTGTGGTTCGGCTACCGCCAGCCCGCATCAAATCCGCATTTGTGCTGCCATATGTAGCGTACATATTAGCCATTGATGGGGCCGTAAGGCCGTATTTTCCGGCTATGTCGGCATATATGTTAGCCATACTAGCTCGCGTAGGAGCCGTTCTGCCGTATGTTTCATCTATTTGTGACCCCATCAAATTCATTTTCATTTGGGAGGGAGCTGTCATTCCATAAATATCAGCTGTCTCAGCTCCGATTTTCCCTGTCTGCGCTCCGGTTAGACCAATTCCAGCTTCTTTTTCTCGGAGTTTCATTGCTCTAGCGTCAGCTAAATAATTAAGAAATCCCTTACTGAAGCCGCCGCCACCACCACCACCACCGATACCACTATTGTAATTGCGGCTGTCGAAATTCGATCGGGGGGGTCCATATTGAGAAGGCCCCGCTTGGGGCGGTCCATATTGAGAAGGTGAACCTTCTGTACGCCAGTAAGGATTCCAGTCTTTTGGGAGGGTGAGCGTATCGTCACCATTTCCTCGCGGGGGTGATGTAGTACCTGCTAATAGAGCCATGCTCAATGTTCCCATAATTCGTCGCTAAAGTCAACTGTTTTTGTAAAATTCAATGAAAAATGCATTGACTTATCCGGTGTATTGGGCCACATAACATCCATGCCGACGTTTATAATTTCTCCGAAAGGAGCTGGATTTTCAATGGTCCCCGATTCTTTTAACACGTCTGTGGAAACCGCAAAAGCCAACGCGGTATCCGACATTGGGGTCTGCACTAATTGGTTATTTAACGTCAAGAAATTTTGCATTTATGAAGAGAAAACGACAGATGGCCCGTCTCCGTTCAGCCCAAAAACTACGAATCATAGATACGCTGTTTATGAAGCACAGTATGGAGCCGACGAAATGGAAAGTTACAACGAAGACCTGCCGTTCACGTCTTTGAAAAAAGAATATGCAAATTCATACGATAAAAGAGAACCCCAATTTGAATCACTTAATTTTGAAAAACCAGCATTAGTTAATTCAATATTTAGCCCCCACAAATATACTAGAATAGAATCTAAAAAAACTTCTGGCCAAGATGCTTTTCCTGCAACGAGTGATGGAAAAATACTTGGAGAGTATTATTACCATAAAGATAATTGGACAGCCTCATTTCTTGATGGGCTTTATACTTTTGAGGGTGATGAATATAACGAATTAGTTTTTAAAGAAATTAAAAAAAGGCAACGTTTTTCTAAGGAAAAAAATTCTAATATAGTGAGAAGAATAACAGTGTTAGAATATTTCTATCCAGACGAGACTGAGCCGGAAGAAGAAAAAAAGAAATACGAAGGTTTAGATCACTGTGACGTCTGCGGTGACTGTGGTTTTATTTCTGAATTTTTAGGCGTTACATCAGTAACGCTAACGTATTCAGCAACATTCTCTAAATCAGGATATAATCCTATTATTCGTAGTGGCACACAAATTTTAAGTAAAATGGGCCCATGCGGTTTCTCTCAACCTTTTCAGGCTATCCAAGGTGGGGTGTCCATTTTTTTGGGTAAGATATCTGATAGTCCCGATAGTAAATGCGGAATCGGTTTTGGAATAGAAATTTTTACTGCGCAATTTTATTCTAATAATTCTAGCACCCCACCATGCTTTCTAGGAATGGGATCTGATAAAGTAGAAACAGATGGGAGCCTTCCAATATCGGGTTCTGGTTCTGGTTATAGTGGTGGAAATTGTGGAGAAGTAAGCGTTTCGTATGAATTTACAATCTCATAAATGTAAATTTGCTGAAGAGTTTTCTCCAAAAGCAAACAAGTGTTTATTAAATTTATATGGAGGATATCCTAGTAAAGGAGTGTGCTCGCTATGTATATCTCAAAACAAAAATAATTTAGGCAAAATGATATCCAGCCTTGCTAATTCAACAATAGAATGGGCGAAAAATAGGTTCGAGTTAGTTGATAAAAAAATCTTTAATATCCGACTTGAAACCTGTAAAGACTGCGCATTCTGGGACGCCGCTGGCATGGCGGGCACTGGCCGCTGCAAGAAGTGCGGCTGTTCCACGCAAGCCAAACTGAGGATGGCTACTGAAAAGTGCCCCATCGGCAAGTGGTAAACCATCCTTGACCCCCAACCCTTTTTCCTGTAAGCTGCCCCTATGCCCGCTATGACCGTAAAGTCTCTGTCTGACCAGCTGTCGAACTACTGTTCGCCTGATCAGAGGTTCCTGCCAGTTTTGAATCTGGTCCTGCCACGGCTCTACGCGATGGGCTACTGGCGGGATCTCTGCTACGAGCTGGAGATTACCACTCCGAACGGCTATTTCTCCCTTCCAGCAGAAGCCGAATCGATCATGTGCGCCACAGTGGACGGCACTCCTAAGAACTTGTGGGCCCAATGGCATGACTACAAAATCGCTGGAGTCCCCAATGGATACAAAGCCTTCCCGATTTTCGGTGTTGTTGACGACGGTTACGGTCCGGTAAAGGAAGTCCTGCCCAACGACACCAACCATACTTTGCGTCTGGAGCCTATCTCGCCTAACACGACTTTGCCGAACGACGGCTACGTTCATGTCGTTTATGAGCGGGAAAGTGGCGCGACAAGCAACTATACCTACGATATCAGCAATGCCGCCTCAATGCTGTCGCCCCATACGGACATCCGTAAAGTGGTCGAAGTCCGTTTTGAAGGCATTCCAGTGAACGTCCGCCTCGTCGGAATAGCAGGAGCAGACACCTACACTCTGGCAGAAGGAAGAGGGGATTTCGTTGCCCGATACAGGCGTTTCCGCACTAGCGAACCAAACAATGGAGCTACTCAGAAGGTCTTCCTACTCCTCAAGAGGGCGTTCCTGCCGCTGATGGACGAGTCCGACATCGTCTATTTGGGTAACGTGAACGCCATTAAATGCGCTATTCTCGCCACTACAGCGGAAGACAACGCTGACATCGAACGCTCTGGCTACCACTGGCAAGTCTGCCGCCAGCTACTGGAAGAGGAAAAAGATGCCTCCAGAGGCGGTGCACGACAAGTCTTTACCATCGACCCTTATTCAGGAAACGGGACTCCATACAACATGTACTAAGTAAAATGATTAGCGACCACTTAACCACTGACCTATCTGTTAACCCTATGTGGTCTTACACTAATGGATTTACTGGAATCGCCGCATCCTCACTCGCTCTAATTACTTCATTTCAGGAACAACTGGACTGGTGGGTACGCTTTAGCGGCAGCGTTATTCTGCTTGCAATCAGTATTATTTCACTGTATAACATGGTCAGCCAGATCATTGTGAAATGGCGCAAGAGAAATAACCCCACAGACAAATGAGAACAACCGCATTAGGCATCCTGACAATTGTGGCTACGCTTTCGGGCGTTGGCATCCAAATCCTCAAAGGTGGTGCGCCCGATTTTGTCGGCGCATTCGCAGCCGTGACGGCTGGCATCGGCTTGATCAAGGCCAAAGACGCTAAGTGATCCGCAGAAAGGTATTCACCGTATGCCTAAAAAGATCGCAATTTGTGTAGGCCACAGCCGTTCCGGCGACAAGGGTGCGGTGAATACCAACTGCGTCACAGAGTGGGCGTTCAATAAGCCATTAGCAGAGCGTACAGCGGAACTTCTCCGCGACGCAAAGCACGACGTCAAAGTCTGGTCTCGCTACGAGGGGACTGGATATAGCAGCGCGATGAGCTGGATTGCGAAGCAGATTCAGGAATACGGAGCAGATGTCGCCATCGAACTCCACTTCAATTCTGCTGGCCCCAACGCAAAGGGGTATGAGTTCCTGCACTGGCACAGCTCTGGACGTTCCGCCAGACTAGCGTCCTGTTTCCATTTCGCTTTCAAGAAGGCATTCCCGTCCGCTAATTCCAGAGGTCTGAAGCCGATCACTAAAGAGGACAGAGGTTCAGCGTTCCTGCAAAGGACTCCGTGTCCTGCCGCAATTCTCGAACCATACTTCGGCAGCAATGTCGAAGAAACCGTTTTCTATTCCGCCCGTCGCGAAGAACTTGCCAGAGTCTACGCAGACGCAATTATTAGCTGGCTATCCGCAGAGAAACCGTGAAACCAGATCCATCCAAATCCAAATCTAAGAAACAAGTTGCTTACTTGCTCTCCAAAGTTAGCCCGCTCTCTAAGAAGAAACAGGGCAAACTTAAAGACGAGCTACACAGCGGAGCTGTTAAGGTCAAGAAGGAGAAGATGTGAGTAGTAGGTCAAGCTAGACTTGACTTACTCAACGCATTTCAAACTTATGAAAAGCAAATGGCCAAAGACCATCATGGTAGCGGGTAGGCGGGTACGCCTACTCTTCTGCGATCTTGATGATACTTACGGCCAGTATAAGCACGACCAAAAAACTATCGAGATCAGTCGTGCGATACCGGACTCTGCCAAATTGATTACGATCCGCCACGAACTGATGGAGGCATCGCTGCTTCTATCAGGAGTGGGATTTGCTGATCGCTATGAGCAAGAGCCAGTGGTTCGATGCATGGAGGAGATCTTCTTTCCAGCATGGGACACCTTTTTGAAACGTATTACTAAAGCAAATGCTTGAACAATTCAAACCCGTCGCTGACGGGAGATTTATAGAGTTCCGTCCTTCCGGCGAGGATTTTAAGTTGGCCGCTGAACGGTCTGAGCGGATGGGCGTTCTAGCAAACTCTTACACAAGAGGGGCGGGTCGGATGAGTGGGATGCTTGGAGAGATTGCGGTAGAGAAATATCTTGGTGGGATAATCGACCACTGTGGAGAATTCTCCAAGAGCTACGACCTAAAGACAAATTCCGGAATCACGATCGAGGTCAAAACAAAGAGGGCGCGGGCTATCCCGAAACTGGAATATTCAGCCTCAGTCGAATTGAAGAAAACACACATGTTCGAGAACGATTTATTTGTGTTCCTTCGTTCACATGATTCGATGGTAAAATTGTGGATGCTTGGGTGGATCAAGACCGATTCTTTCAAGCGGAGGGCAGACTTTAAAAAAGCAGGTGAACCCGACGGAGATAGCGGGTTCACCTTTCGTGTGGATGGCTATCACATCCCGATTAGCAAGCTCAAGAAGATGGAGGATCTCCAAAGCTATCTTGGCTCCTGCTAATATCGTACTTCGGATCCAGATTGACCTCCCACATCTTCCCGCCTCCTTGCCCGAACGAACGGACTGGACGGACATGCGTGTTACTTCTGAAGGCTTCCTCCATCGTAGCCATGCCACGGCGAACAAATTCAAGGTTACCAGACATGCCGACGGCGCGACCGTTGTTGAGATCGTGGAGGGCCACTTGGAATTCGGTGAGCGTTCCTGTCCAATGGGTGAGATCCTTATTGTAATCGCGAAGTCTCTTGACGAAGAACTCGACCAGTTCAGCAACTGAGCTACGGCTGGAGTTATCGTAGGCGGCGGAAGCGATCGTTTCGTCGATATAGCTCTTCACACCGAAACGGCTGGCGTCGTCGATCTCTGCCGGAACGTCCCAATCCAAAAGCCACTTGGCAAAGTACGGGAGTTCTGAAGCAATGATTTGTTCGAGCTGGCCGTTCGGTGGGAAACTGCTTGTCGCTTTGTTGCTGATCCGCAAAGCCATCAGCTTGTCCCTGTTGCTGGAATCCAGAGACGGGATAACTGAAAGGCTGTTCGCGTCCATGTTCAATGAGAAGATTACCCGTCCGGTCCAAGGAACCGAAATGGCGTCAACATATTTTGCATGGTATTCGATACGCGGATTGGCGACTGCACGTTTAATGAGTTCGGTAGCTTTCCGTTGGTCTTGGAAAGAAGCTGCTGACGTCGTGTCGTCGATCACCCACGCAGCTACGCGAGCCAAGTCTTTGTTGAATCTGGTCTGGCCAGACAGGTAGTCCGAAGCGTCTGCATATCCGCCGACGAGTTGTGAGATAACTCTATTTGACAGGAGCGACTTACCCTTATTCGTCGGACCGACAAGCAGCATAGCCTGCCCTTGGACGAATTGGCGATTGAGTACCGCTGAGTAGAACCTCTTCAGCCACGCATACAAATATTCAACGGTTGGTCTGCTTCCGGAATTATGAAACAGTTGGCCGAGCCATTGATTGATGAACGGCCAATTTGCTACATCTCCGTTGTCGGCAGGCTCAATCGGGTTGATGTTGGCATTGTTGAGGATCCGGTGACTGTTGTATGTCACAACACGATCGTTCGAGAAAACCACTGGAGCGATCTCGTCGATACGATTCTGGTTGTTAATTACCAAAATTGCTGCTTCCAGCTCTGACAACGGCTGCCCCTTCTTCGGCTTTGGATTGAATCCAAACTGGCGAAGTTCGAGAATAAGCTGGTCCTTGGGGATGTCCACAGCGGTGCTATGGAGAAGTTTGTAGTGACACTTTCCGTTGAACCAATATTGATCGAGGAGATTGCCGAGTTTCTTTTGCTCATAGTCTTGAACGAACTTCGCGCCCAAAATCTCTCGCCATGAGACGAAGCCTTTTCCGGCACGGTCGCTGTAGCAGACTACGCCATCTTCGACAATCTGACACCCCTCACGATCGATGCCGTCATCGATCCAGAATAGTGGGCCGCGAGATCCGATATCGAATTCCCCAACCCAACGATTCGGGAAACGCTTTTGGATTTCGGATTCCAACACATCCATCGGGATAGACGTCTCGCTAGTCTGTGGGGGCTTCTCTTTTGCCGCTTTCATCAAAGCTGTTTGGTAGACAGCTGACGGGACTTTACCGCCGATCTTGACCCAATCTTCTCCGAGTTCAAAGTACTGATTCGGTTTGAGTGACGTGGTATCGAATCCAGCAAAGACGCGGTCTACCTTCAACGAATCTTTGAGATGCTTCATGAATATCTCGAACATCTCCATCGTAATGGGGAGGCGGTCTTCAAACTCCCACACAAGGCGCACATAACCAGAATAGGTTTTGGAACGCCACGTTGGCATCTTGTCTCCGCACTTCATCTTGATAGCGTTGTCGATGGTATCCCAATCGACTGGCGCGTCATAGTCTGCGACAACTCCATAGATTGCCGCCGGAGGGTTCTCATTGGTTACTCGTTTAGATGGAGCATCTCCTTCGACGGTGCTATAGAATACGTGGTCGGTACTGGCGTCTGAACACCATGATCGGTAGGCGGCTTTGCTTTTGTGTTTTTGTTTTGGTTTTGGGAGTCCGCTCAAGTCGGACGATTTCTTAGCTTCTGATGAACGTAGGTTCTTAATGTATCGGTATGTCATTTTGTGTATTTAGTGAGAATTGATCCTTCAGCAGCGAGTGGGATATCTGGAATCCACTCCGGTGGAGTAGACATAATCTTGATCACGCGCTGGAGATCGAGATTAGCAGTTTCTTCTGGAACTTCCAGCACTACTTCATCGTGGACGTGGAAAATAATTTTCAAGCCCGCATCGTGAATCCGGCAAAGCATATCGCAGAAGATGTCTCTGGCGAGGGCTTGGCTGGCGTTTTCGGCCAACAGGCCGCCGTAAACCTTGACGGGCATTTTCTTGGAGTGCTTGTTCATCATGGCTACATATTGTGTACGGCCTTTCTGAGACACTGCCTGTAGACGCCCGTAATTCAGGGACCGTCCAGACGGGAGGTCAATAGAGAACTCATCTTGCTGATCTCTCGATAGGCCCATATCTTCGTTGTATTTGCGCCACAGAGACACAACCTTTTTCATCTTGGTCCTGTAGAGGTTGACCGCGCCTTCGGCTTCGAGCGGATCCATCTTGGAGATCATGGCGAACTTCTCCGGACCGCAGCCGTAACCGCAGCCGAGAACGATTGCCTTGACCATGTGACGGGTCTTCGGATCGTTTTCGCGCATGGATCCTTTATCCTTGTCCCAGAGTCCGAAACGGATGGCAAAGGCTTCGTAGATGTCGTCACTGGCGGCGATTTCTGACATCGTGTCTTTGTCTTCGGCGAGCCAGCAAAGGGTCCGCACTTCGATCTGAGAGAGGTCAACCGCCAACAAGCGGTATCCTTTCGCTGGTGCGATGAGCGAACGTAGGTCAACGCCGAACATCTCTCCGCGTGGAAGGTTTTGAAGATTCAGGTTTCCGCCGGATCCAGAGAACCTTCCGGTGTGGGCTCCGAAATACATCAGTCCGCCATAGAATCTCCCATCGTCCATCGTCGCCTTATCAAAGGATTCAAGTTTCCGCTTAAGGGAGTTAATGCGGCGATAGTTTCTGACGGCGTTGATCCAAGGATATTGGCCGCTATTGGTGTCCAAGAATTCGTTGGCTTCGTCGCTATCCAGCGCAAGGCTCGCCGGAGGCTCTAGCCCGTTTTTGCGACACTCATCGTTGAACGCGATGCGGCTGAGTACTGGTCTCTCGCCAACCCAAGGGATGGACTCCTCTGTATTGAAAAGGGTCTGGTTGATTCCAGCGATGCTTTCGTGGAGCAGATCCGCGTCAATCGGGATGCCGTTGAAAACAGCTTTGCGGTTGACAAGACTGATCTTCCGTTCGCGTTCGGACCATTTATCGGATAGCTTTTGCCAAAGCTCCAAGCAGTAATCGGAGTCTTTGATCGCGTATTCAATAACCTCTTTCTGGAAATCGGCGGTCATGGCAGACCACTTCTTTCCGCTCATGTTGTCCCGCGTGGATTTGTCCACCGTTATTCCGAGCACTACAGAGGAAGCATTTTTAAGGCTTCTTGGCAATCCGAGGCAGGCTACCATGTCGGCGGTGCAGTGCCACTCTGCGAAATCGATAGCAGGCCACCATTTGTTTTCGACTCCGTAATAGTACAGGTGCTGGTCGAAAGAAGCGTTGTGAGAAAGGATACGATTGTTGTTAAGTAGAGACCAATCGAAATCGGCAGGAGCGCCACAAAATTTAGTACCGTCATCCCCAACTACCGACATGAGGTAGGCGTCGAAGTTGGGATGCGAGAAATAGCCGCGAGGGCCAAAAGTAGTGATCGAACACTGTTTGTCGTAGTACGACTCGAAGTCCAGAGCGTAAGTCTTCATGTTATTTTTAGGCAAAAAGATACCCCACGCATAGCGGATAACAACTACGCGTGGGGGTCTTTGGTTTTATTACTTGAATTCGACGACGTTTTCTGGAGTCGTGTCGAGTTCAAACTCTAGTTGCTCTGGAATACTCTGCAAAGCGAGTCCCATTGCTTCGGTGAAACTGACAATGCGGTCTCGTTGTGCGGTGAGTTTCTCGATGTTCTGAGAAAGCTCTGCAATAACTTTGGACGCGTGTTCAATTTCTTCTCTGATGATTTGATGTGGAGTCATAATATTATGCGTTGAAGGATGAGAGGAATTCTGCGACTGCTTCTGGCGTTTGGTTGTTTGTCGCCGTCAGAGACGGAACGTACCAGCTGTATTTGCCTTTCTCCATAAGCTGAGTCTGGAAACTCCAGACACGGTTCTGGATTGGCGTGGCGCGGTTGAAGGCCGCAAATGTAGCCAGACGTTTGAAGGTCTGCCTATATGCGTCTTTAGCCACATACAGTTTAGCGAGTGCATAGTTTTCGTCACCGATTGGGAACGCATATGCTTCATCATCTGTGCTGCCCTCCGGCTGTTTGAACAGCAGGATGATATCAGCAAATTCAAGGATTGGCCATTCTGAATCCAGAGCCAGCTTTCTTGACTCGTCTGGGGTATTCGCAATACGTGGGATCGTATCGGAATCGAATGGGATATCTTCCTTCCATGACTTCGTTGCGGACACCACTACGACCTCACCAGATTGTTCTGGCTTGAGCAGGGTGAACTTCTTATCCAAGACAAGGCTTCCGGTGGGGGCTTCGATGTCAGATGTTTTTTGAATGACATTGACACGTGGAATGTCGATGTCGCTGGAGTCGATCATCAAGCCGCTTTGGTTGCTGATGATGTTATTGTTGTTTTGTGCGATTAGCACTTCGGTTTCTTTACTCATGTTACTAGCTTCTAGCTTCTGTTGTTTGTTGTTTACGGTTACGACAGCGTGTATCGCGTGTCGGATGTTTCGATGATGCCCGCATTTTGGCAGGCGTCAACAAAATCTTGAGAAATTTTCTTCTTTTCTGATTTTTCTGTGCGGTCGGCAATTGCTTTGGCGATCTTGTTCACAGAAAAAGTAGCTTCGTTGATTACCTCTTCGGCGTCTAGACCAAATTCTGCGGCGATGGCTACGACTGTCTGGTTGTCAACAATCTTTTTTGTAGACCCCATCGAGCGGAGCCGAAGGGACGGGAACTCAGTTCCGTTCTTCGCAAGCTCGACGGTTCTGGCGCGTAGCCTATCCGACCAGTTCGACACTACCTTTGCGACAGCCCAAAGTTCTTCAAGTACCGCTGGATCTTCGGTGTTTTCCAAATCTACATCGGGAAGTTGGGGGTCAATCTTTCTTGCCACTTCCAGAACAAGCCCGCCCAAAGCCGGACAGATGTCTTCGTAACGGCAGAAGCGGCAATTGGGAGTTGGTGTCAGATCTTCCAGATCTGGCTTGCCACCGATCCATTTGGGTCGCGTCTTCTCTGCTTTGAGGATTGCTGCGCTCAAGTCATGAACCAGTGTGTCGTAGTCTTCCGATCTCTTGAACGTGTGGTACAGAGACTGGTTGTGTTGCGGCACATAGAACACGAATGTAATTTCCTCTACATCAGGAAACTTTTGGAACGCTCCGACGACATACGCCTTCGCTTGCCAGTTCTTTTCGGGCGGATCGATGATACTGATGCCCGTCTTGTAGTCTGCCATCACAGCGTTTCCGGTTCCAAGAATCAGGAATCGGTCGCACGTACCCCATGTCTCTGTGCCGTTGAGGGTTACCGTAACTTGGATCTCGTTGTACTCCTCAGCGATATTGCCAAAGTTATTCAGGAACTCTTTCTCCATCGCTACGATCTTCTCGTAGATATCCAGTTCCTGTTCGTTGTGTAGGGCAGACGGGTCGAAGATCTCCAACGCCTCATGGATTCGAGTACCCATTTCAGCGGCAGCATTTGTGCCTTCCCGTCCGTGGAATCCCGCACATTTCGATACGTACTTGAGCGACGATGGCGAGAACTCTGCGTGTCCACGCGAGCTGTGGTCTGGTTGCTGTTTCATTCTGTTGTGATGATAAGGAGGCTTTCGTTGCGTTCGATGGACACGATTGCTTTGTTCGGAAGTTTCGGGTGGTATTCCCTCAATGAAGTCCCAACACTAATGAAGGGTCCGCCAGAAGGATCAACGAAACTGAGTCCTGATTCATCGCCCCCGAATCGGGCTACAGGGTTCACGAACGAGATCAAATACTTTTTGGGTTTTAGTTTGGTGAGTGTGCAGGAATGGCCGTTACGGCCCATGATTTTAAATGGTTCAATTTTCTTCATCTTCTTTAATTTGTTGTGTAATTTCTCTGATTGCGATTTCTAGTAAGTCTATTTCTGCTGTTAATTGTTTTGTGGACCCTAACTTTTCTTTTTTGGCTCTTCTAAAATAAGCCTCTTTAAGGGCAGTTAGGATTAGTTTCTGTATTATTTGTTTCTCTATCTGTTCTGTTTTCATGTGATTGTTCTAAAGCTATTTGTCTCCACATCTCAGCCTCTGCTCTCCACAGCGCAGCTTCTGCTTTCCGCAACTCAGCTTCTTCGATGGCTGCATTTTTGTCAGCAATAATCTTTGCAATGGAGTCATCTACAGCACTCATAGTTTCTCTGACCTTTTAATTACGGTGTGTAAATCTTTGACGGATTTGACTTTGATGGTCTTGTTATCGATGTCGGCTTCGAGTCCGTTTTTGCCGTACTCGTTATCGTGGATAAACCACCCGATCCAGTCATAAGGATCTACAACACAAGTAGCGGCTTCGATAGTCCGCCATACAGTTTCAAAGAGCGGTCCGGTAAAATCAATAACACCGACTCTTTCGGCGTCGCGGATTATCTCATCAAGTTTCTTGCGGTAGTGAATAATGTCTTCTAGTTCTTTTAGTGTCATGGTACTTGTTTCTAATTTTGCGTTTGATGATATCGAAGAGAGACATGTGTGCGATAATTGTATCGAAATGTCGAAGACTTTTTTCGCACGACGGACAGACAGGTTCTTTCAGCCTTTGCTCCGGCACGTTGTTGCGGCGTCCCTTTCGACCGCACACCTTACAAGCGTAGCGGCGTGACGGCAGTTTAGTAGAACTCTGGTGGTTTGACATGTCTAAAAGGGTTTCCGCTTTTGGGTGGCTCTTCACCGTCCATCCAAAATGTTTCTGCTTTGGTTGTTCTGGCAAAGCCGACGCACTTCAGGATCTCAAAATACTCTGACGGGTGTTGTTCGCAGAGACGCATTGCTTCTGTCTGTGCGGCTTCGAGTGTGGCGTGTCGGACTTTTGGTCCCCTATCGTTGTATCGGTATACGTAGTAAAATGGTTTCATTTGCTTAGTTGTAGTTTTCATCCCTGAAACGTTTATTGAGTTTGCTGACAGCTTTGCCGGAATGGATGACGTTGATGTCGTTGTAAAGCTCAATTAACAATCCTTGATACTCGTCGCGTTGCTCAGTAACTGACGCAAGCGTGAGCCGTTCAAGTTCGAGTAGTTTTTTATAGTACTCTATTTTGTCGGTCGTTGTCATTTCGTCAATTATCATTGTTTGGTCGGATTGTTTTTCATCAACGTCTTTGCCGCAATCACGACAATAAAAACCCATCGGTACAGAGCGTGAGAAGTACGGCTCATTGTTGCTGTCGCAGTGTGGGCAATAGACGTGATTCGTTTTTGGTGTCTTACTCACTGCGGGCCTCCTTCCACGGCGGCGGTAAAAACGGCAATAGCAGCATCTACGGACTCCGCATCCTCATACTTTTGCCAAAGATATTCACCACCCCACTGAGAACGACGATCTTCGTATTCTTCGGCCAGTATCTTTCCAGCCTCCGCCAGCCTGTCGCGTTGCTCCGTCACGGCGTCGAGTTCAGCCTCCAGCCGATCCAAATCGAACGCGCTGATTGTTACATCATGTGTCCTGCCCATTATTTCAGTTTCTCGATTTCTTGAATCAACTTGCCCACAGCCTTCGCGATGTGGGGCCACTCATCAAGGTCAAAGCGAAGATTTTTTTCATCGCCCTCATCTGGAAATTGTCTAATTTCAATAAACGGTCCAGCGGCTTCGTCCACGATGCTAATTTCAGTAGCTTGATGGCTGAAGATTGGCTCGCCTTTTGGCAGTACGGTTATTCTTGATGTTATTGTGTTCATGTTCCTGATCGGTAACGCTATTGTGTGGGGGCTAGATGAAAGCCTGATAATAGCTTGATTGTGTCGTTGTCGTTTTTTGTTATGTTCCCGTTAGGGAATGCAGCCTTTTTGCTCAGAGTGCGCGGCTCGATCCACTGACCGCTACTGCCAAAACTGTCGTGTTTCCCTCACGGTGCGGGAAATTGTGGAGCCCCTTGACGGAGTCGAACCATCATATCAAAATTACAAATTTCGTGTAATAACCGTTATACTAAAGGGGCGAAATATTAGATGCAGTTGTCCTCAAGGAAATCCCGCTTGAACATGGACTCAGTGATATCGGGATGCCACGCCATATAGGTCATGACTGTCCGGAACACTGTGACAAGTTCCTCTAGCGGAGCGTCTCGCGGAAACGTGAACTCCATCTTGCTTCCTTCATGTGGAATCTCCACAGTAATCTTCATTCGTCGGTCGTTGTTCATGGTTGTGGGTCTGGATATTTGATTTCGCAGTCTTCGCAGATGTATCCGTAAAGCCAATGATAAACTTTACGACGACCGCATTTGCATTCATCTTCAAGGTCGCAATCTGCGACCTTATCTTTAAGATCACAATCTGTGATCTTGCGGCGGTAGGTTCCGTTGCGGACAATTGAAGGCGTCATCCAATCTGAAACGTACACAGGCAACCAGTGGTCTTCACCGACATACACTTCATCACCGTCCTGTAGTTTATCGCCCTCTCTCAGGAGGACGTGGTATTCTGGTACGGTGTCTTCTTTAAGGTCGCAATCTGCGACCTTACGGCGGTACAAATCAATGGCTTCCACTTCTATTCCCATAGCCTTTACTATGCTTGTCTCTTTCCATTTGCCAACTTGTTCATCAAAGAACTCATCGCCTTCTTGAATGAGCTCTCCTTCTTTAAGGACGCGGTATTCTGGTACAGTATCTTCGTCAAGCGGACCCCAAAAGTCTTCGTACGACTCACCGCCGCCGACATGTTTAGTTGGTGGCTCTTCGTCTTCGCCACGAATCCATTTAAGGATGTCGTTCATTAACTCCTCATTAAGCTCAAACCCACCTACTTTCGGAGAACCTTCCTCAGTTTCGTCGTTAGTGGGTCGCTTGTTCCTGTCATCCTGTAGCTTGCCACATACCTCTGCATCCATGAGGATGTTCGCGCTACAGGCAATGTGTGCCAGATGCGTGATACCGGATTCAGGGTCCAGATCTTCGCCGTCACGCCACGCGTTAAGATGGCGGAGGATTGCGTTGACGTAGGTGCTGGCACATACGCCAGTCTCGCGCCAGTTCCACGGACCGTACTTGTCTGCGCCCAACTTGTGGACCCATGAAGTCTGCTCCATTGCATACGGTGGGACTAATCCCAATGGGGCTTTAAGGGAGCCCGCTTGCCCTTTGGGGTCATTGTATTGTGTTTTCATTTAGTGTGTCTATTTTCTGTTTGTATTCTGCTGCCTTATCAAATTTTCCTTCTTCGATTGCGTTGTCGTGCATCTTCAGCAATTCAGCAAAAGTGAATTCTCTTTGCTTACGAAAGATATCGTCGAAGTTATTTCTGAACGCTTCGCCGTCTACGTGACGCGGTAGGGCTCCTTTTCCTGCTCCAGTTCCAAATGACATCGTATATTGTGGTTAAGACTTCAGTCAAAATAATCGTAGCCCAATAAGAGTAAAGAAAAAAGTTTGAAAATTTACGCGCCATGGATTGCCTCCAAATTTCCAGTCTTGATCCGTATTGCTTTCATCACGTGCTCTTCGATAGTTCCGGCGGCGACTAGCACCTTTTGTAGCGCGTCTGACTTTGCTCCGTTGCGGTGTATCCGGCCCAATACCTGCAGGTAGTCCTTAGCATTGAACGTGGGGCAGATGAGGGAGATGCGTGGGCGGACTCCGTTGATGTCATGCAGCGATAGACCAGTACCACCAGCGGCGATATTGACTACAATGCAGTTAGCTTTGTCGCTTTGGAAGTCATCGATTGCCTGTTGTCTCTGAGTCGCTGTCTGGTTTCCGTCGATTTTAGGACAGTTTAAAAGTCCAATAAGAGCATTTAAACTATCCGTAAAGTTGACGAATATCACAACGCTGTTTCCGCCGTCGATGAAATCCTCCGCCATCTCAGCGATGTCTGGCACTTTGAAGGACTCTGCCAGTTGGCGGGCTTTGAGGATATTGACCAGCACATGTTCGCTATTTGCTACCGTACCATTCAGTATGTATTCGTCAATGATCGCTGGCGTGAGGCCCAATTGTTCGTAGGCTTTGTTAATTTTCTTCAGATCCTTGAATTCGGTTGGCTCGACGAAAACACGATTGTCGCGGAAGCTATCGGGAAAGTCTGCTGGCGTCAGCTTGTTGCAGTTCACTCCGTACATCGTGTGTCGTAGTGGAGCCAGCTTTGTTTTAGTCGCTAGCTTCCAGCCGCCCCAATCGTCCTGATAGCAACCGTATTTCATCATCCAGCTGTACCAGCTAGTTAGTCCGTTCTCTGGCTTGTTGAGCGAGTGTAATCCCAATAGATATCCTAATGCCCGCATCTCTGTGGGGTCTTCGGCTGCGGTGGCTGACATTCCGTGTACAGCGTAGCCCTGCTGTACCAGCGAGATGACCAGCTGTGCATTCTGCGTGTAAGGTCCTTTGCAATTGTGAACTAATACACCTTCGGCAAAAAAGCATGAGGCTTCTTCAACTTCAATATCCCAACATTTCTGTGGTTTTAACTTAGAGATCCGAAGAACTCTAACACGCGGGAGGTTGATGCTTCGGCGTTCTTCAAGCGAAGAACTTTCCATCCATCCGCTATCAGCAATTCGTCTTTTCTCCGATCTCGTTTTTTTGCTAATGGGTTGTTGTGCGATGCTCCGTCTAGTTCTATCGCCCACTTGTTCTTTGCAAAAGCTAGATCCGCTACCATGATTGGCCATCCAGTTTCTTTTCCTTTTTTGCCCGACCATATTATATACTCTGCAGCCCACCCGCATGGGAGGGATTCCAATAGCATTTTTTGAGGTGCAGTGAGTCCTTTTCCGTTTCCTCCAGTAAGATTTTTTTGGTAGTTCCCCCTTAAAAGATTCGTTGTGTGAGCATTGTGCGTCGCTCGTTCGCGTATTTTTTTGTCCAACATTGGATTGTTGGATTTCATTTCTTCCCAACGTTTTTTGAAAGGTTCTGGATTTTTGGCTTGCACTTGTTTCATGATACGCGCTGTCTGTTCCCGAAGATGGGGCGACGTTTGCCACAGATAAAGACTTGAACATTTTCGGCTGCACGTAGTTTTTTCTTTTGGTGCAGTAAACTTGCTTGGCGATCTTATTATGGGGGTTTTGCAGACTACGCATTCTCTGGTTTCGGTTACTCGTCTCGACTCCCAATAACATGGACGGCATTTCTTCGATCTCCCCGATTGATCCGTCAGCTTTGTTCCACACTCCGTGCATGAATAAAGTGTGTCCTTCTTTGATTTCGCTGGCCCTGATCCATCCATCTTCTTCGGTAAATATTTTGTGGTCATGGCTTGAGAGTAGACTACCATTTTCAGTTGTAAAGGATAAAATGTCTTTACTCCCCGTATCCCATACAGCAGTAACTTTTCGTGGGCCGATTGGCGTTTCTACCAGATCACCAATACGAAGAGACTGGATATCAGTAACTCCATGGGGGGTTGAGATTTTCGTTCCTTCCGGAAGGCATTTGTGGATCTCATCGACAAGGATCAAGGAATCAGGGTTCAGGTTCCAGCGCATGATCTTTTTGCCAACCTTCGACATCCATTTGGTTTTGCCGCCACGGACCTTCTCAAAATTCAAAATGAATTCCGGACTGATTCCGTGTTCGGCGAACTCACGCTGCCATGATGGGATAACCGCTTTCGGGCAAAGTACAGCGACAGGCTTTCCCAAATCTCTGGCCAAATGGACTGCGACCACTGTCTTACCCGTACCGACACTAGAACTATCAAGAGTATTAACTCCGTTC